CTTCCCTTCAGCGAGGAGAGACTTGACATGTGCAACCATCGCGTCAATAGGCTTTCCGATTTTCGTGGAATCATAAGGTTCCGTTGGTTCGCATAACGTCCCGTCCAAATCGATGCCTTGCCATTCTGGAAAGTCCTTAGCAGCTTTCTTGAAGACGCGTGCTGCCCACTTAGCTGCGTATTTCCCGCCCCATGCATCACGAGTTGTCTGCGGCTCGGTAATAGAGGTTGTCTCAGCGAAGTGATCAGCAATCTTCTGAATTTCGGAAACAGGAAGCCCTTCACCTTCAGCCAAAGGAGCTGTGATATCAATGACTGCCATTCCCACGTCGTACGCGCGTTTTGCAGCTTGATGGACCTCAAGAGGCGGGAGGTATTTCTTAACTACGGAATGGATCGCCTCCTCTCTCTCCTGCCTCTTCGTCAGTTCAGGATTTCCCTCATCAGTATCGTCATCAGTCAAGCTGTGAAGAATGAGATATACTCCAGGAGTCAGCGGAGCATCATCGTCCAAATCCACGTCCTTGATATTGTCTTTGTGCCAGCGAAGCATAGTAGCGTGTTCGGGATCATCGGGATGAACCAGATCAGAGTCTTTCAGGTCGAAGTCTTCGGGGCAATCTTCGTCAACCCAGGACTGTAAGAGTTCCATCCCCCGGGAGTGCATCACGACACCAATCTTGAGAGTGGGGTCCTGTTCAGCCCAGTCTTCATAGAGCTTCTTCAAGCAAGAAAGCTGCCGGTTCTTAGCTGAGTTGAATGACTCGGATGGAGAGCCATCGGCACACTTTCCAGGAGGAGCTTCGTCAGGATGGGCGATGTAGCCGTCGATTAGGTTATGAACAGCATCCGGCATCCGTCCTTCATACTCACCTAGGTGCCAAGGGCAAAGAGCTGGAAGCGGGGAAGCCCGTTTGATACTCGTGTTGGCATTTTCGATAATTGCGTCGGCTGTTTCGACAGCTCGGGGAAGAGGACTGGAATACAAAATATCGAGACCGCCCCGAAGAGCAATCTGCTTCCCTAGTGCGTCGGCCAGTTTCTGACCCTTAGTGTTGAGTGCGATATCAGAGTTGCCGCTGATACGTTTCTTCAAAGTAGTAGACTGACCAGCAGCAGGAGGGTTCTCGACGAACATGTCGTCAGGGATGTCAACGTCCTCGGTTCCTGGATCGTCCTTTTCTTTCTTCTTCCGCTTCAATACGGATACGATCTTTTCGTAGTCGTCCATGTCAAGGCAGGTCTTGTCGCCCATCAGCTCAGTGATCTTTTCGGTGACCTCGTGGATTGGAGGATCGGTCTTGATGTCTTCGCGGGCAAGTTCGAGAAGCCGAATGAACAGAGGAACGTCCACCGTGATCTGATCTTCTTTCATCACGACGTCACCACCCAGGGTGAAATCCCCGCACTCGATCATGAGATGCTCAAACAACGGAAGGGAGAGGTCAATCTTTTTGATTCTCTTCTTCGGATGCAGAACGTCATCAATTGCCTCATCAAAAGGATCATTCTGATCTTTCGGGAGTACTCTACCAAGAGGTCGATTGATGTGAACCGTTCCAAGAGTAGGACCGTCCTTCTTCACTGACCATTTACCTGCGTCATCATAAACATAGCCCGCGTCTTCAAGAGCCCGGTATCCCTTGATATAGGCGTTCATCTCGGACTTGCCGCTGCCTGTCGCTTCATTGAAGGCATTGCGGAAGACTGACAGAGCGAACGAAGGAATAGCATTGCGAACCGAAGCTGGGAGGTCTGCATCGGAACCGAAGTGAATGACCGAGAGCTTCATCTTGTTAATCTCCTCGTTCTCTGCCTCAGCGACTTTCCCAGTCAACCAGATTGCGTCCTTCGCTCCGTAAGTATTCTTCAGATGCTCTTCAACGGCGGAGTGATCCAGCATAGGGCGATCAACGAGAGCCCTAGACGAATCCTGAGTATGAGTCACAACGTTCGCAAAGCCTCCGCGAACAGTTGCATAGCCGCGATTTAGCGCGTCGTACTTAACATTCGTCCCTGTATCTTTTCGCGCTTGATCGAGAACTTCCGCATGAGTAGGAATCCGTACTGCTGATGAATTCCCAGATCTCCCTATTGAACGAACACCCAAAGCTGGATGCTGAATCCAAGCAACAACCTTGTTCCCGCCTTGTCCATGAGGTCCGGAACCAGGACCACCCTTTTCTACTTCGTCGTCTGAGGTTCCATCCGTTATGATGACCAGCTCCTGTCCTTCCATCAGCTTCGCCAGAGAGAATGCCGTTTCGAGAACGTCTTTCGGACCGTCCAGCTTCTTGAGAGCTTCAACAACAGGAGGAACATCTTCAGTAGCACCCTGCTGAAAGAAAGTCTTAAGAACCGGGATGCCCTTCGCAGATTCGATGAGATCAGAGTAGCCTGCATTGCTAGCCACCTGCCCAAGCAAACCAGTTTCGTTTGTGAGTTCGATGCTCATCGAACCATGCTCCGTATTTCAGACAGCGTTGTGGGAGTCATATTGCTTACGTGAAATGAACCGAGACCGGACTTGATGTAGTAACGCGTCCCGCCACCTCCTGAACGCTTATCTGCAACGATGGTGTAAGTCTTCAACCCCTCAGCTTGTGATTCAGCAAGCTTACGACCTAGGGCAGTCTTTGACATCGTAATTTTGCCATTTCGACTGTCTTGCATACACTTAAGTTCAAGACCAACTTCATCATTGCGCATGTCGAACGCAGAGTTATCTTTCGTACGAGGGATACCAACGGCCTTGCTCACTATCCGTTCCTGCTCATCTGCGATACGCTGTTTTTCAACTCCGCATGGAACACGCGATTCCAGGGCTCGTTGCATCCGGGCAGAAGGCTTGAACTCAATGCTACCTTCACCAAACTCACCATTCGCAGCGCGAGACTGATCCGGACTGTACTTCTCAACCAGGTACTCTGCCAACGTTCCCATGTTAGGCAATCTTGAAGAAATGGAGATGATCGATGGTTCCAGTGAACGTCACGTTTCCCCAATCTTTAGGAGGAGGCAGAGCTTCCGCGTTACTGTGATAGAAGATGGCTCCGTCCGTTGGATCAGTACTGAGATGATTCCGCATTTCGTTTTGAGCAACCAATTGAGAATCAGTCCAGGAGGAATCCCCACTCGCAGGATACTTCACTGCATTCGGGTCACCTTCCATAAACGAACTGAAGGCCCACGGATGGAGAATATTCCCAGTTACGGACCTCTTGAAGCCTTGAGCGGGGGCCATAACGCAACGGTTCATGACTACGGACGCAACTCCGACCTTGGCATCATGCGACTCCCCTCTTGCTTCTCTCCAGATACAGAGAGCCAAGAGTAGAGTAGGATCGGAAGCGTAAGGTTCATTCAGTGGAGCGAGGGGCATGTAGTTACCCGACGTGAACGGGAAGAACGTACCACAGGAGCAGTACGATGATTATCACCGCTGTGGCGACCAGCGGACGGAAGTACCGGCTTGGAGGATTCGGAACTGGCAGCAGATACGTAAACAGCAGATGGAGCACCAGTGTGATGATGCCCAGAAGAACTAAGCTAGTTGGCATGTTCGTTTTCCTTTCCTTTTCGTGAGATGGTCGTGAATCTGTCTCATTTCCCTACAACAGGCACGATGTCCTGCTGGTCGGCCGCAAGGACAGTGACTGCGCTTCATTCCGATAGAATGGCAATAGCGAAAGAACTTCAGGATAGTCCTGTCATTATACTGGTACTCTGCGACTGTTGCCTGAACGGAAATCCCATAAAGGAAGTTTCTTTTCAATGTCACAATCTGCCCAGGTCGCAGGTAGAAACCTGGAATGGGATGGAGTTCGTCACTGTACCATTTACGACACGACTTACACTTCCAGCGTTGTCCGCCATTAGGCCAGCGCCCGTTCTTCACGCATTTCCCTGAGCAGATAAGACAAGTCATACCAGATAAAAGAACCGGAGTCCCGCCGAAACGGGACTCCATAGGAATTATCTCCGATTCTTCGAGACCGGAAACTCCGCAGGATGCGAAGCTCTCTCTTGCAACTCTTCGGCCGTCGGAGGTGCCGGTGTGAGTTCTGGTTCACCGAAAGTGAACTCATGAACTCCTTCGAACGGGTCCTCCACGCCGAAAGTCTGTGATATGGTTCGCGTGACACCGTCGTTTCCGTAAGTCAGTTCGGCGGAAACCACCACGAGAGGTGCTTCAGATTCTCTACCTCCTGGCAGTGCGCTCCGTCGAACTGAGTAACCTCCAACCAGAAATCCGGAAGCAACGGTCCCCTGTTCCGTGTTGACGTCGGGAACGACTTTGATAGCCGACGCGTCAGACGAGGTCACAACTGCCTTGATGATGTTGTGCTCAGGAACGCTATGGATGGCGTAACGGACGCGCTGGTTGTTTGCCAGAATGACGGGCTCCTGTTCGGGTTCGAGAGATGCATCCTTGTTTTGCGCATCTCTGTTTTCCGGATCATAAATATTAATCATTTTTCATCTCCCTCTTTTATGCAACTCGTAATGAGTCCCGTTTCTTAATTGATAGAGCAGTAGTACACCGGCAATCCGGATGGGGGTCAGGTGGGTCCATGACTCCATCCTCAAACTCTTCATCAAGACCGACTTCAGTTCCGTCAAGACCGGCGCAGTCATCGCAAGTTTTGTCGTCGCCTGAAGTGATCCAGACCCGCTTCTGATCCTCTTCGATCAATCCCTGTTGCTTTGCCTGACGCCAGACTTCTCGTTGTCCTAGATTTGAAGCTCGCACGGACTCTGTTCTCGCAATGGTCTTTGCCCGATAGTCAATGAACCGACTTCGGTATCGGTCAACCATCTTGTCAACCTGGGCTTGAGACAGCGGAGTCTGGTTGGTGATTGAACGGGCAACCGTTGAGTCGAACCTTCCGTCTCGGAGAGCACGAGTCAGGGCGTCTCGTGTAGCAGAGTTCCCAGACAACGAAGCTTCGTAGTTCGCTACAGCTTGCTCTTGTCGCGCCGTCAGTCCAATGACGTTCCGAATGCTGCGCGCTTGTTCGTAAGGATGACCACCCTCTTTGAATGCCCGCAAGATCGTCTGTCGAATTGCTTCACGAGTCTGTTCGGAGATCTGCTGGATGAGGCTGAACGAGTATGTCTCAAGATGATTGATCGCTTCGGGACTCATCAAGTTGAATGCCAGATCCAATGATACGGATTTCGGGAGTTGAGTAATAGCTGCTTGAGCTCCCGCTGCAAACGTTGCTTGAACGGCATCTCGGAATGATTTCACTCCGGCTTCAAGTCCCTTCCCCTGAAGCGCCTGTACGAACCCCTGATCCACTGCCATAATCGCCAGAGCCTGGTTCATGTCACCAGCTTCGATAGCAGCAGAGAGCTTGGTAAGAGCAACGTCGTCCTGCATCGCGTCGACGGCGTCCAGAAAAGCCTGCGCCAGCGAAGCTTCCATACGCGACGCAGCTTGCAGTACTGCGTCGGTGGCTTTGGCTTTTCGGATGAAAGAGAGAGGCATGGAATTGTGAAAAGCAATTTGGAGGCTATCTGCTTGTGGTCCCTCATCGGTTCCGCAGATAACCTAAATGATCCTACTTCTGAAAGGCTTCTTGGATCAAATTCGGTTCATCGCCAGGCATCATGTAATAGTTCCCATGTGCCGGATTGACAGACCGATGACAAAGTGACGACTGACGCGCGATCTGCCGTCCATACGGATCTTGCATCTTCTCTTCGTCGGAAACATAGACGACATTTACGCAAGGAACGCAAGTTGAAGGATCGCCGAAAACAGTTGTCACCAGAGCTTCATGCTGGACTGCAACAGGATCAACATAAATAACCCTGCCTCCAACTAGAAGTCCCGACAAGTCAGGTCTTTCCATTTTTGCTTTTCACCTCCTCTCTAACAAAATCTCAGCATTCCATTATCAAGAAATCCGTGGAAGTTGCAATCGCTGTGCGTCACTAACAAGGAAGGCTTACAATCAAGAGTGTTGTCTTCCGCGCATCCCGTCCAGTTCCAGCACGACCCGGTTCCAGTCCGCTTATGCACACAAGACTTATACGACTTGGCGTTCCCAGCATCGTCCTTGTAGTGAACTTCCTGAACATCAGTCTGGCAGTTGCCCGCCGTTCCCCATAGATGAACGTGACCGCACTTGATGCAACAGATGGCGTATCCATTCAAGGGGCGATCGCCGTTTTCTTTGTACCAGTACATCCTCCAGACATCGCCGGGTTCTGCAATAGGAGTTGCTTCAAACGTATTGATGTAATCAGGCTCGTGATGCATCTCAGCAACGAACCTCTCCCGCGTCCAGCCATGAGTTTTCAAGTTAGCGTAGTGCCAACCGTCGGTCCGGAATCTCATTTTGACTGGCATTGTAATTACGAGGTGTTTAGCGACCCTAGGACGGTCTCTGACCGGCTACCCTATGAAATATACTAGTTAGACCCTTGCAAGCTGCCCTAGCGACCCGTAGCACTCAGTTTTACGACTGTAGCGGTCCATTTCGAGCTCGTCACGCGGTTTGCCTAAGTTTTTCACCAGCAGAAGCTTGACTGGAAGGCGGAGTTGCCGCAATCGGCTTCTTCGGCTTCAGCGCCGGAGGTGTTTTCGGAGACGCAGCACTGGGAGCTGCCGGAGCTGGAGGTGCGTTGGGATCTGGAGGTTCACCTTGTACTTGTGCTTGAGCTTGCTGATCAGGAGTCAGTTGGGGAGGAGGAGCCTGATTCGGATTCTCTTCCGGTCCGGCTTCGTCGTCCTCAGGCATTTCAGGCAGGCGTGCAGTCTTCCGAAGGTAGTTGGTAGTTTCCTTGTCGAAGAACGTCAGACCTGACTGACTCAACTGATAAACATACTGACTCAGTTCTTCGAGATCACGAACCCCGATTTCACCAGGAACCAGCTTTGGCGCGGACGAGAGGTCCATCGAGTTCATTGCCATCAGCCGGGGAATCGCAATACGGTTGATGATTGCTGCAATTGAGTCCATGAATGCCGTGATCGCCAGACTGAAGATCTGTGTGGCGCTCATGTGAAGCGCCCGAGATCCAACTGACGTCTGTCCGAACTGAACGAACCCTGCCAACATAGTATTCAACATGTCGGAGTTATAACGTCCGATTGTCTCCGACGGATTCATCTGCTTCTGACCGGCAGTCCGCATCAGTTCAATCTTAACAAGCTGATTCCCCTTCTCGTCAAACGCCAACGGGAGGATGATTCCGGCCTGGTCATCAACTCGGATGTTACTAACCAACTTCTCAGCAGCAGCTTGTCCTCCCATTGCAGCGAGAGCTTCAGCGCTTGCGTACAATACTGGAATGCCGCAAAGGTCGCGCTCAATACCAATCCCCTCAACCTCTTCAATACGGCGTTTGAAGAACCAGCTTCGGAAGCAGTTACGGAGAAGAGACCGCCCTTCAGGGTTGTTCTTGACAGAAGTTGTGCGGAAGAGAAGCAATCTCGAGATTGGGATCGGGACGGTATGGTAATCGGGAGCAGCAAGCTGAACGGCACCTTGCAGTCCTCCTTCGTCATCCCAAATCCAGTAGAGGATGCTCTCTTGAGCGCGAGGGGCAAACTTCCTCCAGCCGATCAACCCATCGTCGAACTTGGAAGCTTTCTTTCCTTTGGGTCCCTGGCGGCGTTTGTAGACTGTCTCGAACAGTGAATACCCGAAGACAAACATGTTGACGCACTCAGCAATGAAGTCCTCGAACGTATGGCTCATATCGTTGAAGCACTCATCAATGAACTGTCCGTAGTCGTCGCCTTTCTTTCCGGGTCCGGGTTCCATATGCCACTGAGCGCGGCGGAGAATCATTTCGAGAGCGAAGAACATCGACCCAATAACCGCGTCGTTGTCCCGCATCTCACGGTAGACCATCTTGCCTCGAGAAGTGGATAGAGAAGCTAACCATTCCTCGTATAGATACCCGACGCCGCGAGTCCTGAGAACTCCAGAAACGCCAATTTCCGAAAACGGAGGAGTCTTAGGAAGAGCACTGTACTCGCTTCCCGGAATCGGAGTAAACTCCTGACCGGTCCCAGAATAGACTGGCCCACTAAAGGACTTCACGATTCTGTCAGTGAGTGCCATGGAGTTTCTACCTGTTTTTCTGAAGGGGGCTACACTACCAGCTTCGGGCCACGGTGAAAGGGAGTCAGAATATCCGTCTGCTGCACACCAACCATCTGCATACTCAGATGCTTCCGGCAGGCATCATTTCCGCAGAAGATTATTAGGAACTGAGCAGGTCCAATATTGAACGGAAGACTGGAGATGTTCATCGGATCGGCTCCGCAGTAAGGACAGACTGGGAACGCTAATTTTTCAACATCGCTGTTTGAAGGCGTCATTGAGGGTTGTGAAGGCTTTCAGATTGAGGATTCGGGGGAAGATGCGCCGGTGCTGGTTCCGTGGACTGCGTGTGGGTATCTGTCTGTGATGTTTGGCCGGGTTGCGGGGAACCAATCTGCTCAGGCAGCTTGCCGCCCGCAACCGATCCCATCTGATGATTGAGAACCGCGATTACCGCACCGAGAACGATGGACACGCCTGCCTCATATTTCGGAGTCACGAAGAAACACGCACCACCCAGCACGGCTAAGATGATCAGGCATTCGAGCACTACCCAGGAGCTTGCTTTCATGTTGCCGTTGCCGTTCATGAAAATATGCTCCAGTCCATCTTGTCCGCTGCTGCCTGTCCTATCTTCAACAATGTCGGGATCTGGTTAACTTCAGCTTCATCGATGCTGTAAGGAAGCTGAGGATTGAAGACTGTCAATAGATCCGGCCAGTGCCGATCCACCGCCTGTTCTGCGAACGTCTTGGAATCACCCAGCAAAGCATCAATCACCCAAGAGATGTTCTCTAGTAGGTCACTCGGAGGTTTCGGTTGCGTGTTCGCCGGTAAGCAACCTGTCCCCAGGCTGATAATCCGCGTTTGCGCTGGATCAAACGCATCATAGTAGAACGCTTCCACCGCAGCCTGGTAGACTGGGTCGCACAACCCACCGCACCCACCATCCGCAAACCAGCCAAGACCATCAATCGGCCAAGGCGCGTGATACGTCGTAGCGCAAGCAGAAGCTATCGCGGCGTCTGCCAACTTGTACGTTCCAATCACCTGGGAATTGTTCGGGTTATCTCGGACGAAATACCAAGGATTCCCGTCCATGGCCGTGGCTGTGATGAGCACCCTAATCGGCAAGTCGTTGAGAATAGGATCAAACTTCAATGTGTTCCTCACGACCGACGCGAGTACCTGATTGTCAAACTGGTGGCCAGTGACGACGAGCCTGACTTTACGTTCCACGTCATTCGTCGGGCTGAACACTTTGGCGCCCTGTTCGGTGTAGACCTTCAAGGCATCGGCGGCCGGAACGCCACAGGCCACACACGCAGCCAGTAGAGCGCCAGTTGAAGTGCCTGCAATAAGGCCATCATGCCTCGTGATCCAATCACGCGTAAGCATCCCGGTTTGGGCTTCGAGTTTGGCTAGTGCCAGGCAGGGGATGATGCCACGAAGGCCACCCCCTTGAATTGAAATAATGTATCGCACTTACCTACTTCCTAACGTATCCTCTCCATCAATGTCGGAACGGCAGTCATAACCGCCTGCTCCCAAGCTCGTGGGCTCCCGTTCAACCCGAAGCGTGACCGACTCGATTTTATCCAGAAAGAACACAACCCCGAGGTTGTTGGGCTTATCGAACTGGAGGTTGACATCAGCCGCGGGGTGAACGCTCAGGATTCCTCCCGACTCCCATTCGCCCCCGTCTTTCAGGCGGACCTTTGCCCATAGCGTCGGTGTCTCGCCGTGATGTTTCTGTGCCCCGACGGTATGGTCAACGCCCGTCTGATAACCGACGTTGCACTGGAGAACCTGCTGATTCCTTCTTTCGCGCACCGTGCGGATTCCCGCAGGCATCTCTGGACACGGGCAAACCTTGGAAGCCGTGAGATAACGAACCCCATCCGCAAAGCTGTATCGGTTTCCGCAAAGCGGGCAACGCCATCCACCTTCCTTACGGGCGTCCTCCTCAGACCGGCAGCGATCTATCTGTGCTTGGATGGTTTGCTTTGAAGAAACCAGTATGTCGATCTCACTCCGATAATCTTCGCTGAGGTTGTCGATCTCGCGCTGGAGATCCCCCTGGCGGCCGGTCAAGTCGCGGATCTGCTCATCGAA